TTGGGACGGCCCTGCGTGGTCACATTGTGATACCTGAGCATCTGCCCCAGACTGGGGTTCTGCTTAATAACATTCAAAACTTCAAAACAAAAATTACATTTGTCACTGAAGACCAAGAGGGCCATTCTAATACACGCCTTTCTTTTGTTCATTTTTTTTAAACGCATCAAGTAAATGAAGACTGATATTGTGATTATAGGGGCGGTCGCCGCCATCCTCGGCGTGCTGTTCATGAACAACAACTCATTCTCAACCTACGAACAACCAATCACCCCGTCCGTCTCACCGAACGTCATTCAGGTCATCATCGAAACACTTCAGAAGCAGGAGCCGTGGCTTCAGCCCGTGGAGACGATTTACATCACGCCCAAGTCTGGAACCCAGAGTGGTATTACGTATGACGCGCGCCTGATGTTCCTGGACACGCGGGGATTCTTCGGCGTCCAGTACGACGTGGCGGCCAGCGTGTCACCGGCCGGCCTTGTTCAAATACTATCAAAGACGAGCTCAAGCTCCCCGGATCCAAGTGGCCCGTTCCAGTCCTATTCACCCGACAAGTACCAGTCATATGACGACATTAACAGATCACTGAATGACCAGCTCACGAGCGCTCTCGCCGCGTCGCGTCAGCTCCCAGCCAAAGAAGTGCCGTTTTAATAATAGTGATGATTAGTGCATCCGAGATTGCACAACGGGAGCAAGCCCGAAGAAATATGAGAAAAGAAACTTATAAAAATATTCTTGAACAATTTTCTAAAAAAATCAAGGCGGCTTCAGAGAGGCGCGAGTCATGTGCAGTGCTCATGGTTCCTCCCATGGTGATGGGATTTCCGATGTATCCATTCGATGAGGCGCTCGTTTTCATTCGTCGCCAACTCGTTCTGTCTGGCTATTCAGTCCGGCAAGGTCTCGAAATTGGGCAATTCATAGTCACGTGGCACGAAGCCAGGCTCAAGGTCAAAGCGAAAGCTCCGGCCGTCGTTGAAAGCGACACGGCGGATGATTTTTTCTCAAGTCTCGCAAATTTACAAAAGACGGCACAACAGATACGCGCCAATGGGTCGCGGTCCGCCCGGTCCTAAAAAAACTCACCCATTACTAAATGGAAGTTCTGAACGATGCTGAGCGCCGCTTCTCACGCAAACTTGTGGATGCAATGCTCCCAGAGCTGATTAATACATTTTGGGATGTTTGGGAAGATACAAAGAAGGAGACGAAAGACAGAAAGTTTGTTGAAAATTATCGCCAGAATCTCCGCAAGGTGAAGGGTGAATGGTCCAACGTCAAGGTGAAACAACACGTTTCAAACATAATCAAAGAGTGCCCGTTGTTCCCGCGTCTCATAGCTGCCGTGTTCGTGATTCACGTGAAGATTCTCAGTTCTATCCGGATCGATAAATCTTCAAAGAAAATTTCACTCAAGTTGCCGAGTAACGACGTATTCGTCCACACGTGTTTTATCGAGTGCGCTCGGGACATTTATGAAGAGCCCTGGATTGTTACCGAGGAGAAGCCCGTGTCCGAACGTCGCACCGACCTCAACACTCGGTTCACCAAGTGCATTCGTGACACGATCGAGAACCTCGTGCCGACCGAGGAGATTCTCAACACGTATCTCACTTTGCCAGAGGAGGAGAACAATCTCGAAGTTGAGCACGATGGCCCCAATGACGAGGATGAGCCGCCGCCAGTCGACGAGGCTCTGGACGCCGTTGATAACCTCGAACAGGAACAACCGATGTGCGATCCCGAAGATAACGGTCCTCCAGCCGGTACCATTCAGCCCGATGAACTTCCAGAACCCGCGGAGACCCCCGGGGGGACGAAGACGGTTGCAGTCACACCCGCACCGATTCACCGGGAGACTTTGTTCCCTGACGCGCCCGAGGTGGGTAAAAAAGCTCTCGATGAATAAGAGGAGACTATGGATCACTATTTCCGTCAGCCTTGGTCGGCCGCGCTCATCGCAGCAGCCGTCACCATGTCATATGTATTCGCCCGGAACAAGATGAATGGAAAGGCGAACGTTCCTAATTCTGAATATATCAAGCCCGGCTTTCTCGTCGCCGTGCTTGTGTACCTGGTCGTGAGTCAGGGATCGGGTCACCGTGAATCGGTGAGTCTAGAACCTTTCTAGTACTTAAAAAATTAAAGAGTTTCTTATATAATGAGTTCGCTCGACGCCTTCAATGACATGATGGCGCAGTTTCTGAACGAGCTCGTCCTCACATTTCCAGAGGAGCTGACTATCCAAAAGTATCAGGCGACATTTGAGGTGGCTCGGACCACCATCCCTCGCTCGATTCTCGATGGGTTTATGCGTTCCATCTCCCCTCACTCGTCAAAGCTCATGGCAAAGGATGAGTCATTTTTTCTGGAAAATGCGAAAGATATTGAATTTCTAAATGATATTAATCTGCACAAGATTTGGACCCCCGACACGAGTGAGACGACCAAGGCGGCCATCTGGCAGTACCTTCAGACGCTCCACATTCTCGGTGTGACCCTGACGATGTTCCCGCCCGAGACGCTCGAGGCGATTGAGAACGCTGCCAAAAAGTGTGCAGAGAGCGGGGCGTTTGACCCGAGCGCCATTCAGGGCATGATGTCTGGTCTTCTCGGCGGCGCGGGCGGTGATAACCCGTTTGCGGCTCTCATGGGTGGCGGAAATCCCCTCGCATCCATGCTTGGCGGGCGCGCGCCCCGTCCCGGTCAGCGTCAGGTTCGCCGTCGCGTCGAAAAGAAGCCAGGGGGTCCGCGGCCTCTTCTGTAAAAAAATGAAAGCACCAAGTAGAGATGGATCCACGCGAAGTCTTCAGATCCGACAAGCTCCTTGAGTTTTGGCCGACCGCCATGCAGTCTTCAAAGGACCGTGTGGCAGCCACGACCCGCTTTATCGTCTACGCCATGTGCATTCTGTACCTGATCAAGCGCGATGCACGAATTCTGGCCCTTGGCATCCTCGTCCTCGCCGTTCTTTATTTCCTATTCACGTCAAACATGATACCGGACGGCAAATTGCGCCCGACATTTGGTGACGGGCGTGCGCCGTGGTTTGGCCGGGACACCGTTACGATGCCCACCGTGGACAATCCCATGGGCAACGTGCTTTACACGGATTACACGGACCGCCCGGACCGTCCAGCGGCCGCGTGGTACCCAAGCGTCAAGCAGGAGGTTTCACAGGCCTGGGAGTTTATTCACCCCTTTGAGAGAAAGCGCGACGCGGAGCGCAACTTTTACACGGCCCCGAGCACCACCATACCGAACGACCAGACGGCGTTCGCGGAAGCTTCATACGGTCCGAAATTCGGGCCATTTTGCAAGGATGGATCAGGCACGTGCGACGCCGAGTCGGATCGGTTCCATTTCCCAGAGCAGACACAAATGCGGGCAGGTAACGGCCGGTAATTTTCTAAGCCAAGAGTAATATGGGCAGAACTCTGCAGACGGACAATCTCACGCTCCAGGAGAATATCTGGCAAGGCCCTGCAACGATCCTTCTGGATGACGTCGTGCGCGTCGATGATGCCCTGCGCGCGCAGCCGACCAACCGCTGGAATCGTTATTACAACGAGCGCGCTTACGATTTCCCGAATCTCTACATTAGCGATCCCTTTCCAGTTCTGACCTGGAACCCAGTGAGCACGTACAGCAACGATCAGAACAACCGGTTCGATCAGCGCAATCCGAGCGTCGCCGTTGGCAACCCGAACGGCGCCCCGTGGTCCGCAATGTCCGGCCCGGGCCAGCGTCAATACGTCGGCTGAAAATAAAACTAAACTAAAAGTAATATGGATCCACTGGCTCTAGCAGCCGTGGTCGGTCTTGTGTTTGCCGGTCAGCGTTTCAGCTCGCCGGCAACCACTATTCCAGCCAAACCCCCTCATCAAATTACGCGCGGGGATCTCATCCAGTCGGATGGAAATTTCGCACAACAGGATGCACAGATGCAGGTTCGTCGCAACGACGGGCGGTCTTTCCAGGGTTTCGAGGTGGGCGCCAAGCGTGAGGTGGCTCCATTTGGCGACATTAATCCGCAGGCCAATCGTTTCCCATTCGGCCAACCCGTTTATGATCTGTACAATCGCCAGAATGTTACAAACAAAATGAATAATCTTCAGCCAATTGAGAGAGTGAATGTGGGTCCAGGTCTCGGTGTAGACTCGAAGGTGCCCGCCCTCGGTGGATTCCAGCAATATTTCAGAGTATTGCCGAATAACGTGAATGAGGAGAAGCTCGTGACTCTTCCGGGTGGTAAAGGCCCGACCGACGCATTCGTCAAGCAGGGCGGAACGACGATCGGTCCAGGCCAACTCATCAACGGTGCAATCACGCACCAGGCCAAGGATACGAAAACGTGGACGCGCGCACCTGCCCAGACGCAAGGCCAAGGTCAAGGTGGGCGGTTGATCGCACACGAGGGGCGCCCAGACAACATCAAGACGCGCAAGACGACGAACCGTCAAGAAACTGGCAGCCGCGGGGACACGCTGGAATACGGCCCGGCTCAGTGGGGTGTGTATCTGCCGTACAACAACCTGACCGACCGCCAGTTGCCCCACTCTACCGGAAATCGTGTAAATCCGGATCGTGCCGCAAATGCAGGACGCATGAATGTTCGTGCAGATCCCCAGGGGGCCGTAGGCACTATGACCAACCTGCGCGCCGAGTCGGTTCCAGTGCCTCTGCCTCACATGAATGGCGGGCGGTTCCAGAATTACAAACCAGCAGATTACTGGAAACTGAACCAGTTCAAGTCTCAAATGAACCCCCTGGCCGATCCTGCAAACCTGAATGTTGCTCGTAATCAGCTGAATAATAATCCGATCGCCGTCCCATCCCTGGCGGTCGTCTAAAGTCTGACTGCGCCAGCCTCGGTAAAAAAAACCTCGATCAGATAGTAAAATGAGCGGAGGCATTGTTCAGCTCGTCTCGATTGGCGCCCAGGACACTTGGTTGACTGGTAAGCCGGAAGTTTCATTTTACCGCTCAAACTACAAGCGCTACACTCATTACGCCGCGACCAACGAGCGCCAGTTGATTCAGGGTCAGCCCACGGGCGGCTCAGTCTCTACGATCCGCATCGAGAAGAAGGGCGACCTTATGAGCTACGTATATTTCTCGGCCCGTGACTCGAACGCCGCGGCCGTGGTGAATATGGAATGGTCAAACGTCATCGATAAGGTTGAGTTGCTCATCGGCGGCCAGGTTATTGACACGCAGGACCTGGCGTACAGCACGGATATTGAGCCGGTCACCGGTTCCCAGACGTATAACCAGCGGTACCTCAACAACGGCACCGTGTCCGCCACCAACCCCTCGAATGCTCTTTCCACTTTTTACCCTCTCAAATTCTTCTTCTGCAAGGATTGGGCCGCGGCTCTACCCCTCGTGGCTCTGCAGTACCATGATGTCGAGCTGCGCATCACGTGGTCTCAGAACCTAAGCGCGTCCACCGTGGGTACGAACGCCGCAGCGGCCGGGGCGAATTACTCTGGTATTCAGTACAACGCGTGGGTCAATTTCGTGTACCTCGACCAGGCTGAGCGCGAGTTCTTCTCCAAGAATGCACACGACATGCTCATCACGCAGGTGCAGCGCATTCCCATTTCCAGCCAGCCTGTGCAGGAGCTCGCACTGGCCCACCCGATCAAGTTCATCGCATTCCAGGCTGCCAGCTACGGCACGACCTACGGTACCAGAGGCGCGGGCTCTGCCGCCGCCGCCAAACTTCAGCTCAAGGTGCAGATTAACGGAGTGGACGTCTCCGAGTCTCGCCACCTGCCCGCATACGTCGACATTGCCCAGTATTACCACACGCAGTACGGCTACGTGGCGGGCTCTGGTCTTGCGAACATTGCAATTATCCCGTACTGCCTGGACACCACCAAGCTGCAGCCTACGGGCACCCTCAACTTCTCACGTATTGACACGTACCGCCTGATTACGCCCGTGGAGCTGACCGGCGGTCTGGGCGCTCTCGCAAATGCGGCCGTCTCTCAGCCGTACCTGTACGCAGTCAACTACAACGTTCTGCGCATCCAGAAGGGGATGGCGAGCGTTATGTACGCGAATTAGATTTTTTTCTTGCATAAAGAACAGTACCCATACTATAAAATGGAGACCAAGAGATGCAGTTCATGTTCTCGCGGACCCCAGGAGCTCGGCCAATTTTTTGATAAATTTGGACGCACGTGTACAGTGTGTCTCAAGTGCCGCTTGAAGACTCGGCGGCTCAGGAAGCCGGACGATAATCACCCGAGATGCGCTCATTGTGACACGCGCCCATTTTTCAACATCCCAGGTAATAAACGTGGTGTGCTTTGTGCATATCATAAAGAACCTGGAATGGTGAATGTAAAGAGTCTGAAATGTGAGCATGAGAATTGCATGACGCAGCCATGTTTCAATTTTCGTGAAGATTTATTCGGGAGATTTTGTGCGACCCATCG